CTCGGACTAATTCCCAACCTTCTCGTAATTTTCCCATGATGTTTTTTGTATCATCAAATCCTCTGACTGATTCCCTTATCCATCTGTGTTTAAAACCTTCAGGTGCTGGGGGTGCGTCTAATGAAGAAGGTCTAACCCAGCCTTTTTTACGAGCTGTTTTTTCTCTAGTATCATTAGATCTTGACGTTTTATTTACCATATTATCTCCAATCTATACATATTTAGCGTATTGTTCAAGAGTAAGACCTAATTTTTTTGCAATTGCTACTTGACTAGGAGTTAACTTTACTTTTTTAGAACCGCTTGTTTTTGATGTCCGTGAAGTTCCAGCAACTGTTTGAGGAGCTTTTTCTTTCACTTCTTCTTCTTTTTGATTAAATTTATTAGGAAACTGATTTTTTATATAAGAATTAATTTCCTCATAATAATCGTCGCTTTTGGGATCATAACCCTCTTTTAAAAGCTTTTTATGATGAGCTAAAGCAGTGAAAGTCATTGCTTCATCTTGACCAAACCACTTATTTTCTTCTGCCCATTGTTCCGCTCTAGGATCAGGTTGTCTTTGAGAAGGCTGCTCTGGTTTATTTTTTTCAGCCATTAAACCTTCTTGTTGTTTTAATAACTGTTCCCTTTGAGATTTAGAAGCAATAGCTCTTTCTTCTTCAATTGCTAATCTAGTTAAAGCCCTTTGAGCTTCAACTTGAGCATTAACATCATTATTATATAAGGCATCTTGATATGCCTTTTTAGCTTGTTCTATCTGAGACTGAACTCTTGTTTCATACTCTGAAAGATAGTTTTCATCAAGAGACTTTATTTTATTTTCGTAGTCTTCGTATTTTTTCTTTGCAGTTTCTGCAAAACGAAGAGCCTCTTGTTCACGTTGTTCAGTTTTTTCTACTCTGTCCAAAAGTTTTTTAATTCTTCTTTGAACATTTTTAGAATATTTATCTAAACCATCATCCTTGGAATCATCCTTGGAATCATCCTCTTTGGTTTTTTCTTCTTGTTGTTCTTCAGTGGAAGCCTCTACTTTTTCTTCTTCGACTTTTTCTTCTTTAGTAGATTCTTCTTCTTGAAGTTCAACCTCTTGACCCTCGCCAGTAGTGTCAAGGTCTACCATTTTTTCTTCAGTCATTTTTATCTCCTTAATAGATAGTTAGTACATCTTTCGGATCTTTCAACTTTGCTAATATTTCATCGTCATTAAGAATACGTATTTCTCCGCCTTCAATTTTGACTCTGGAGCCAGCATATTTAGCAAACACTACCCAATCTCCTTTTTTACACCAAGGTCCATTGGGAAATTTATTTTTATCAGCGTAAGCATCAGAACCCATACTTAAAATTAAACCCACATTAGTAGTGAGTTGTTGTTCCTCGATGGCTTTATCAGTAAGTAACAAACCACCTTTTGTTTTTTCTACACCTTTATAAGGTAATATAACCATTCTCCAACCTGTTGCCTGAGGAACTCTTTCCATAGCAGGTTTTTCATTCTCTTCTTTCTTTTTTTTATTAACGACTTTTTTAAGCCCTTCTGGCAGTATTAAACTACTCATCTTTATTCATCCTTTCCATAATCTCTTTATAGTCTCTTTGAAACTTCTGCATTTCATGAAGTTTACCTAAACAATATCTGTACTCTTCAAAAGAAGTAATATTCATTGAGATTATTTCTTCTTCTAGAGCCTGTATCTTATCCTTGATAAGTTTAGTTACTTCGTAATCAAAAAAAGCCACTATTTATCTGAATTAATATTTTAAACTTATGTGCCCAACTGCTCCTGCAGAAGCAGCACCATTTTCAGCCCAAAGTTTAAGCGTTACAGTTGTTTTATCAAAGTTAGTTTTTAGTGTAAATTCTTCTGATTGTCCTGTCGCTACCCCTGATTTGTTGTGATCAGAACCTGCAGAAGTTTTTACTTCCATTTGCCAAGTTGTTCCGTCTGGGTCAGTAATTGTTCCTGTAACATCTACATCCCATCCACCTGTAGTGAAGTCTTTTTCAATTTTTACATATCCACTATCATCTAAAGTGAATTTTATAGTTGATGTGCTACCTAACAGATTATCAGGTAGTTCGTTTTCTAGTATTGTCATTATTTTTTGCCTTTCATTTATCTGAATTTGTCTTTTTTAATTTATCGAAGCTGCGTATGCCCGCCATTCCTAATAAGGAAAGCACAAGGGGCATTAAAACAGCCATGTCTAGGGCAGGTAAAGGATCGTGTTCTACACTAAACGCTGCAAGTATAAACATGATAAATTGTTTTAATACGTACTCCCACAATATAGCTAGGGCACAACTCATTCCGATGAGGGGGCGCCACGACCGCTGCATGATACCACCGATACCTGTAGCAGTAGACTTAGCGTCAGCTAAGTTAATATCCATTTGTTTGGAATTAATTTCGTTTTCTAATTGTTGAAGCTTTATTTTAATTTGACCTTTTTCTTCTTCTGAAGTGTGGACACTGTCAATAACTTTACCGACAGTGTCTACTAAAGATCCGCCTAATAATTTAGATAACATTGATTAGATGTATTGAGCAGCTACCCAACCGATTACTACACCGATTACAAGCCATTTTTTCTTTGGGTGTTTATCCCAAAGGTCCTTAATCCATTTTTGCATTAGAATACTCCTTCGAATTTGAGTCCTTTAGAGGCTATTCCATATCCCTTTTTTTTCTTTGTGTCTTCTGGTACAGAACCTACTGGCACTATTTTTCCATAAGGAATATCCATGCCTTGTGACTTAGGTCCTTTTTTAGGAGGAATAGTTTTTGTTAATCGTTTAGTCATTAGTGTAATGTTAAACTATTTTCTTCTGTTTTCAACCTACTAATTTGAGTAGTTATGTAAGTATCTGCAACATACTCTCCATAGGCATCTACCATTGCTTCACGGCTCATACTTAACATTACTTGAGCTAATTCAACAAGATCAACACCTTTTTCTGCTTGATCTTGAATAAAAACCCTTGTTTCATCTATTATTTTTTGAACTCTTGCTTCTGTTTTTTTATCAATCATACTCATAATATACTGTGGTTTAGGCATTTTTATTTCTTTGATTAAATGATTGCGTAGTCATCTTATCATACTGAACTTCTGCCCTCTTATCTGCTATATCATAATCTTTTTGTATTCTTGCTTGATCAATAGCTGTCTTCTGTTTTAATCTCTCAGCGTCTAATTGTATTCTTGCTTGATCTCTTTGGGTATCCATTTGATCTTTTTGCGCATCTTGTTGTAATTCTTGTTGTTTTAATTGTATTGCAGGATCGGGTTGTCCTCCTCCAGAAAGTTGTTGAGATGTTTGTTTTAATTCTCCCATGAACTGAGCTTCTAATCTAGCAATAGCCTGATCCATATCTTCTTCAGGAAGTTGTCCTTCACTAATTAAGAATGATACTTGTTCTTTTGCTTTTAAAGATACATGTTCTAAAATGTGTTTTTGTAGTTTCATAGCCATAGCAGGATTACCTAAAATCATTTGATTAGTTCCAAAAATTAAATGATTTTGAATATGTGCGTCATGATCTTGTCCCTCATAAACACGCATCAAATTACCATCGAGTAAATCTGAATGTTCCATAGCAGGATCTTTTGGAGCTACTGGAGTATCTTTTCGTAAAATTTGATCCACATCTTTTACACCTAAAGCTTCATACATTCTGCGATATGCCTCTTTCATGTTGTGTAAATCAGGGGCACTTTGTGCTAGCTGTAGTTCAGTTTGTGCTAAAGTAACTCTTTGTGCTGTGGAGAAAATGTTAGGATCCGCTATAGGTAGTACATCTAAACTACTATCAAAGTCTTCTGCTTTAATAGTTCTATCAGCACCTTCTACAGAATAAGGGTATGTTTCTGGTAAATAATCACCAAAAACTTTGTATAATAATTTAAATTCTTTTCTTTGAGAATAGTAGCAACGTTTGTGAATCGCTGACATAATTTTGGAACCACGTTCTAATAAAGCGATTGTTGTTCCGACAGGAGCATTTTGATTAGCATCTCCCACTTGCATATCTGCAATGCTAGCGAATCGTTGTCCGGCTTGTACGACAAAACCTAAAAGACTGTATAATGTTTGAGAAGGTTCCTTGTAAGGAAGAGGCATAAAAGAGTTTCTCAAATCACCATTTGGTGCATCAATATCTCTAAACTCTCCAGGTTGTAAAGGATCAGCATCATCTCTCATACGAATACCTCGAGCTTTAAATCCTGCGGGTAGATTGGATAAAGTACCGGCATCAATTAGCTGTCGTAAGATATCAGTAGCTGTTCTAGATAAACCACCAATCATGTGAATTAAACCAAAACCATAAAAACCTAAACCAGGTAAAAACTTATATTGAACAAAGTATTGTTTCTTCATTTTCTTCGGATCATCTTTTTCGAAATTTCTACGAATACCTACGACCCTACTAGATCCCTCTTCTATAGTTACAATGTAAGGGCTTTTTATTCCTGTCATCTCTCCTGTTTCATCTTGGTCTTCGAAATTTTTTAAATCTATCGAAGTATGGAACTCATAAAGCTTTATAACTTTATCCGCATAACTAGGTCTTTGGCCATCAATTTGGTCATACTTTTGTTTGACTCTATCTGCCTCTGCTTCTTGAGGAAGTATTTCTACATCTTTGTAAAAACCAGAAACTTGTTTTTTACGAAAATCATTGTAACTCATGTTAATGACATGACAAATTCTTTCGCAGCCATCTAGGTCTGTTGCCATATAGTTAACAACTAAATCTTCTGCTGGAACAAACTTAGAAACAGGTCTGTCCATTAACTCATCGTAGTAAACTTTTTTAAAGGTCGATCCTGCTAAAGGTAAATAAAATAACATCTGATCATACTCTGGAGTATAATCTTCCATTTTATTCATTAACTGAAAATTCATAAACTCTTGAACACGTCCGGCTCTTGCGTACTTCTCTGGACTTTCGTCTCCCATAATAATGGTTCGCACAGGTCCGCTTGCGGGTAACAACTCTTTAAACGCTGTCGCTTGGAACTGTGTAGCACTCTCAGCTAGAAGAGGGTGAGTAGCGGCACTCGCTCCGCGGAACGGGTTTGTTCTCTCTTTGTAATTTAAACCTAGAAGATCTAATCCTTTGATATAAGCATCTTCCCATTCTTTACGAGAAGATTTATCACTTTCAAAATCTCCCATTAGTTCATCTGATAATTGATCCAAATCACGATCATCAATAACTTCTGCTAAGTTAGAGTAAAATTCTATTTCAGGTAAAGCTTCTCTTGGATCAAAATCAAGAGTGGCACCACCATCTTCGTCCATTTCAATTTCTAAACCTTCAGGTGTTGGAATTTGTTGTCCATCAACTATTACTTCCGTTTCTTTTTTTAAAATTTCAAGTTCAGGTTTACCACCTAGGTCTAAAGCTTTATCTGTATTATCTGCCATTGTTTAAAGATCTCGTTAAATAATTTATATCAACTAATCCACCATTTACAAGTGATGGTATTTTAGGTAAAGGCGTTACGTATCCGCCTTTTCTTTTTTTATCTATGCCTTTTCCTTCTTCGATTTTTGATCCGAAGAGGTTCGTAAGTTTTTCGAGGTAATCACCGATATCGGACCAGCTTTTAAGCGGAGTAACTGTTCCGGTTTCGTCACTAAAATACTTTTGATAACTTTCACCATTTTTATCTACCTTCCAATCGTTTTTTAATTTCTCTAATTCTACTTCTGATATATATGATTGTACAGTGAAATCAAGGTCTTTCGTAAACTCAGGGAACTTGTTGTCTATAAAGTCTTGTATATAAGGCAGTACATCCGCTTTTTTTAGTGGAGAATTTTTTATTGCCTCATTATCCACAATAATTCTAATACCGTCATTTCCATCTATTGTTTCGATAGGCTGATATCCCCTAAATATTCCATTAGGGTCATTGGCTACAAAGTATTCAAAAAATTGTTTTAAAGTATCACTATCTCTTAGATTACTTGTCCCATCTTCAACTAAATCAATACCAAAATTTTTAGGATTTTTTGTTAACTCTTTTGCTGTATTAACCCATACTTCTGTTTGGTTTAATAAATATCCTAACATCGCTCCAGCTTTTTTTGCATTCTCTTTTGATGAAAACATTTGCTCAACCGTAGAAGGGTTTTGATAAAGCTCCCATCCTCCTGTACCATGAACAGCACCAGAAAGATTTGTTCCAAAAACTTGGTTAACCATTTTAATTGCTTCAGCGGTAACCTCGTTATTTATTTTTTCTTGTTTAGAAATATCTAACTTTGAGTAGTCCTCACTGAATTGTTCTTCCCAAGGAGACCCCTCTCCTGGAGCTACCTCCATAGAAATTCTTCTTTGGTTTCTTGCCATAGCCATTGATACATCTCCACTGGTTCCTAATTCACCTGTGAAGTCTGTTAAGTTCATCCATCCTATAGCCTGAATCTCAGCAGGTTTCCAATCTGATTTACCTTGCCATTCGACACTGTTTAAATAATCTGTTAACTCTCTTCCAAACATGGCTCTATTTTCATATTTGGTCCCTGTAATACCGCCATCACTTATGTCAATTTTAATTCCTTCTGGTATTTCATATCCTAGTTTCTTTAATTTATTTAAATAAGTTTTATCAACTAAACCCATGTCTCTAGCAGTGTGTATATCTACAACAAAGGGAGAGCCTCCCTCCTCATTATTTCCCATTATGGATCTAACATCTTTGCCATACCCGGCATCTATAAAATCAGAAATTTTTTGTCCGACACCTTTTGTTACTTTTTTTTCAAAAAGAATGTCTTTAATGACTTGATTAGCCATAGGTAATCCTTTTCCTTTTATTTCGGTGTAAGGCACGCCTTGCTGCATTTGCTCGTAAATAAACAAAGTATTAGTTAAAGCACTGGTAGGTGTTTCGTTCTGTTGTCCTGATAACCAAGCAGTGGCTAACTTATCTCTTTCCGCTTTGTCACCAGCTCCGATAGAATCGAACTCATCAAAAATTTTCTTATACCAATTAGCAGCGTTAAGTATTTGTTCTTTATTCATTGTTGAATCAATTCTGTTTTTCCAATCATCAAATTCAATATTACCAATTGCTATATCAGGTAAATTAGTTCCAGGGGCTTTCAAAACTATTCTTTCATTTTGTGGTCCTCCAGGGTAAGAATCTACTTTTCCTTCTTTTATTTTTTTAATTCTATCTGTATGTAGTCTTAAATTGTTTTCTGTTTTATCATCAGGAAAGTTTATGCCTCCGATAAAATCAGTAAGTCCTTCTACAGTTACATCTGTAAATATTTCTTCTTCTTTTTTAATTTCTTTAGGTTCTCTTGTAAGTTCCTCTCCCTTAGTTGTAAATCCCATACTTTTATAAAATTTAGTTAACTGTTTTTTATTAAGAGTTCTACTTCCAAAAGGTTGAGCTACTCCTGTGATTGTCACTCCGTTTTCATCCGCTAATTTAAATAATTCATTTAAAACATCTTTCGCGATTCCCTGTCCTTGCATCTCAACAGGAACACCGATTGCATCTAATTCAAGAACTTTACCTTGACCCATCGGTGCTGCTAGCTCTAATGTTGCATGTACTTTACCTTCTTTTACCAAAATAAAATTATTATCTGATCTTTTCATGGGATCAATAGCGATTGCATATTCTCCTAGATTTCCTAATCGTTTTGGTTGAGCGATAATCATTTTCTCCCATCCCTCCATAAATAAGTCATTAGGGTCTCTTTCTATTGTATGATTTTTAACACCTGCTATTTGATTAAATATTTTTTCATTAGGTTTTAAATCTGTTTTCTTTTCTTCCGCTGTCATAATGTAATCAGAAGGTTTAATATCAGGAGCAGCGGTAAAACCAATATCTTGTACATTAATTTTTTCATACGGAATATCCGGAGTAATCAAAGGTTCGAAATCTTGTTGTGCTTCTGTAAATCCCACATCATCGACTGTTACTTTCTTTTCTTCAGGAATAACATCAGCGGGTTTATTTAATTTTTCATTAAATATTCTTTCTGCTTCTATTTGATCTGCATCAGGAGCATAAACAGCTCCAGCGGGTGTTTCTTGTATTCGACTGACAATCGATTGAATAGGGTTACCTGATAAAATATTTAAAATATCATCAAAAATTATTTGATTAGAATCATAGGCATTCATGATTTTCTCTGCGTTTTGTGCTCCGACAGCACTAATTAACAAAGGACCTACAATATTAGGATTAGTCGCTATTCTCTTTGTAATCTCTTTTCCAGCTACTCCTGTTAAAAAAGGGTACACCATTAATCACCTTCCACGGTCCGCGTTTCGCTAGTCAATGACCTCTTGTCATCATCTACGATCAAACCTCTATCATGAGTTATACCTTGTTGATCGTATTTTTCCAGTATTTCTACTAACTCTTCTTTTGACATGGTATCCATTGACTCTTCTGCTTTATTCTTCAAATCATAAAATCCTGCTACTCTTCCCCTTGCGACTTCCGCGTTGATGGCTGCTGAGTAATGCTTGTCATCCCGGGCCTCGTCCCGCATTTCTTTCAGTGCTGTTAAATGAGAAGCCATCGAGACACCCGATGTCTCATACAGATCTTGTTTCATTTCGTTTACTGCTTCCACAATATAGGGATTAATTTTTGGATTTAATAATTCGTGCGCCGTTTGTCGGGCACGATTTTGAGAGTACCCCGCCATGCGGGCCGCCTCGCTTGCGGAAATTTTGCCTGTTAAAGTTTGTTGGACGTAGTTCGTGACGAACAACATTTGCTTGGGCGTTAGCTTTTGTTTGAGTCTTCTATCCTCAGGATTTATTTTTTTAACCGTTATAGTATTCATAGTTTCGTTTACTCCTTGGTATATAATCATCTTCGTCATCAGCTAATTCCACCAAGTTTCCTTGACGATATCTTAACAAAGCCAATGTCATTGCGTCAACTAAATCATCATGTTCTCCGAAAGGAAAGGACGCACACTCTTCCATCATTTCAATTGCAAAGTCGTCATTGGACCGCCACACGTGGCCCGCTTCGAATATAGGGGCGACTGTATTAACACGAACATGTTTGTCCTGACCGCGGTTCGGGGAATAGGCAGTAGCATACACGCCAGCTCGTCTAAGCTCATGTATCAAGGGCATTCCGGTTGCTTTTGCTTCAATAATTACTAATTCAGGGTCGTGGTACCTAAGATTTTCCATAGCCATTTTTTTGAGTTCAGGAAAATCCCATCGACCTTTGTCGATATCTAGTAAAATGATATGAGGCTCGTCACTCTCGTTTGGATAGAATATTCCCCAAGTAGCAATAACAGAAAAGTCCGCAGTTTCTTTTTTTGAAAATGCAGTATCGTATGTTTGAATCTTAAAATAACATTCAGGGGTTATTTCCTTGTCCCACACCCTCCACCATTCGCGTTTAATGATGCTCGTACCATCGTACGTAGGATTTTGTTGCCATTGAGCATTCCATTTACTAGGAACCAAAGAAGCTTTTACTTTATCGAGTTCTTCAAGTTTCCAATACTGAGGCCAAATAGGTTTTCTTTTCTCTTCATCCTCATCTTCTAAGATAGCAGGAAATTCTACCAAATCCCATTTATCAGCTTTAAGATCTCCCATCTTTTTTACAAGTTGTGCAGTTAAATCTTTTTGAGACCAGCGAGTCATCACAATAGCTATTGATCCACCAGGTTGTAAACGTTGTCTAGGACCTGAGGTATACCATTCATAAGCATTATCCATTGCAGTTTCTGATAAAGCATCTTGTTCGGAGTGAGGATCATCAATAATTAACAGATCAGCACCACGACCTGTGATTGCACCACCTACACCTGCTGCAAAGTATTCGCCTCCATGATTCGTTTCCCATCTACCAGCAGCTTGATTATCTGTTCGCAACGTTACACCAGGGAATATTCGTTTATATTCTTTTGTATTCATTAAGTTACGAATTTTTCTACCAAATCTAACTGCAAGTTCACCAGTGTGAGTTGCTTGAATAATTTTTAATTTTGGATTAAGTCCTATCATCCATGCCGGAAACAAATAACTAGCGAATTCTGATTTTGTGTGCCTAGGTGGCATATTAATTATTAAGCGACAAGCTTTGTCGGTAGAAAATTTTTGAAATTTTTCTGATGTTCGTAGATGATGCGGTCCTTCGACAAATTCTGGCCACACCGCTTTAACAAAACGCATAAAATTAGTGCGTGCACCCTCTTGTTCTATCTTTTGACGAAGCAAAACCATTGCTTTTAGCTGCTCTTTGTCTAGTGTTTTGTATTTTTCAATATCCATATACAGATTTCATCCTATGACTGTGAAAATGTTGCTCACCATTGCCCTCGCCTGTAAGCGCACGGGCCATTTTTCGTGGGTGGGGGGTAGATTTTGTTCGTATTCTGTTCGTTTTTCTCTAAGTACCTAGCGTTCCACAATGTGGAACAAAAATTTGTTGCATAATACACAGTATAGGCCCTTTTTACCCCTATAAAAGCGTTATTTTTCAACGTTTTTGTGAAATCACTCATTATTATCGAACCCACCCACTACATTTAGTATGTCAGAATTCAGCTGTGCACTGAGCGCACGCCAATTTTCACGATCAGCGGCCCGCGCGCAAGGTTCCGCGGTGCTCGCACCGTCCAAAAAATCAAAATCTTTTGATCTATACAGGAAAACTTCTCTCGAAGAGAGGGCCCTCTGCAAGATGAACATCCCGTCAAAAATTTTAGAATATTTGTGATGAAAAGCTTTTTGATGGGGTCTGAGATTTTGTAACAATTTTTCACGTTCACATACCTTACACTCCATAAACAAAACTTCTCTATTCTTATTAAATAAAATTAGATCCGGAAAACCGTTAATTGTAGTAGTTTCAATGCGAATTGGATTAAATTCTGATAACTTTTCTTTTACCATTTTATATAAATTCTTTTCAGGTCCGGCCATAAATACACCGTTACATTATTTCATAATGTTAAACAAATCAACTATACCAAATCGTTACTAGAAGTTTTTCCAAAATTATATTTATAAATAAAATTTATCTTAAAAACAGTCTAATGCCCAAGGGAAGATGGAACACTGTCCACACTACTAAAAATAGAACTGTGGACAGGTTTTACTATATTTTTCAACTATTATAGAAGAATGGAACAGTGCCACACTTCTTTTTTATAAAAACTTTTTTTTATTTTAAATTTTTTCAAAAAAACTCTTGTACCGTTCCAGTGTTCCACGGTCCGCGGTCCACCAACCTATTAAAACGAACAAACTACGAACAAACCCAAAATCGCTTTTAACCTACATTTTTTAACCGTAGAGATGTACCATAAAATATCATACTTAATCATACAGAAAGAACCCGTCAACCCATCTCTACAGCTCTTAAAACCGTTTTTATTTTTCCCTCATTTTCTAAACCATGTTATACAGTACCATATTTTACCATATAAGAGCCCTACAGAGCGTTCTAATATACAAAATGAAAGCTAACTTAAAATAAAAAACTTGACACCTCTAAACCTCTTAAAACCGGTCGGCGTTCCGCGGTCCGAGAAACATAATAGGAATTTAATCGATAATTAATTCCTCTATATTTTTCAACGTTTTAATTAACCTGTGAGTAACTTTATCAAAGTGCGACAATTGTGACCAATTTTATTTGATTTAGCTGTTGACGATACTGTACCACATGGTATGGTAACTTATCTTTTTAAGATAGACCACTGGCCCCGAGGCGAACAAAATAGGGGCAAGTCAAAAAGGGCGAACTGGGTAGAATAACAGAAGACACTACTGAAGAGGGTATCACAGAAGATGCCACACCACTGGGAACAGTTTCACACTCCAAAGCTATACTGATGAGGCCTTAATGGCCGAAACACTGACAGCGGGTTATCCCGCTGTGTCTATAGCACGGGAGGCTATATATTATGAAACTACCTAACAATATTAAACTACCTAATCTAGGTAGAGATGTTGGTTCTTTGGTTAACTATCAAAGGGCTAGGGTCTACTATCCTAGTAATATGTTGGAAGTCGGAACACCGGCTACCATCAACATGTGGTCTGACAGCCACGCCGCTACGGTTCAAGAGGTCGTACAGACCAAAGCGGGCCGTACTTACCTTAAGGTCACAAAAGACCATAAGGAAGTGATCGAGAAGGCTAAAAGCTTTAGCGATCAGCCTAAATACAAATTCACACCTAATCCTCAAGGGGGTTGGTGTTGGGCTGAGGTTGTCTTCTTTAAAGACGACAACGATGAATTAGTCTTCATACTTCAGAGGGCTGATTTTAACCACAAGACCAAACGTTTTAATAAAAACGGATGGGCTGTGGTTAGCCTCGGTGATCGTCACGAATATCGTGACCCTCACTTCTAAATTTTCCGGAGGGCCTTTTGGCCCTCCAGTGTCTATGGCAGGGAGGCCATTTGTTATGAAAATAGAAAAAGAAAAATTATACACTATCAACATACTTCATCATGAAGCAGTGATGGCTGCTAAAAAAGCAGTCACTGATTTTATAGAGAAACACGGCGAACCATTTTATTGTGGTTTTGCCGGTGTTGTTGTTAAAGGTGTAAGAGGCAATTCAAGAGTAGGTAAGTTACTCAAAGAATTGGGTTTTAATGATAACTACGGCGGCGGTCTATATCTTAGTAATCCCGCGGGTTTTAAGTTAACTTACCAGTCAATGGATTTAAAAGAAATTGGCGCAGAGAAGTATGCAGAAATGTTTAGAGAGGTTGGATTTGATGCTTATATGAGTTCAAATCCGGATTAATTTATAGGGAGGGCCTTTTGGTCCTCCCAGTGTCTGTAGCATGGGAGGCTACTTATTATGGAATACAAAAGATATACTTTAGAAACATATCCTACTGATTTTCACGGGCCGTTTACCGTGATTTACGATAATACTCGTGAACTTTACTTCACTGTAAATGATAAACACTGGGGTAATTTCAATAAAGACGAACCGTACGAAGCTTTTAGATTTGTTGGTGAAGCTCAAGAAGACATCGCCGCTTGGTATGTTAGAAGATGGAACAAAAATAATTATGATGTTTCACCCCTAGATCAAAAAAGATCTTACACTCTAGAAACTTTTAGACAATTTGGCGGAAGCTTATAAAACATGGGGCCTTAGGGCCCCAGTGTCTATGGCAATAGGAGGCCATCAACAATGTTAAACTTTATTATTAAAAAAATAAAAAACATAATCGAAGAGAAAGAATGGAAAGCTAACAATGATCTCTATCTAAGAAGACTAAAATTAAATTCATAAATACCTCCCGCGAGACGCGGTCCACAAGCCGCGTCTCCCTAAAAAATTTCAGTGTCTGTAGCAAGGTAAACCATGAAGGGGTAGGTTTTTAAATTTTACCCGCTTAACTACTATCCGGACGTGATCACCGGCCAGTGCTAAATGTTTTATCAACAAGCCTTGCTATTTTTTCGTGTACTTCGGAATCTCATAATGAAGATTCTACTTCGCACGAGATCCTCGCGTAAACGGGGTAGAAAAGGCAGAAGCTAACAGACTATTGCATCCGCAGGCGGTTAGACGTCTACTCCGTGATAAAAAAATTGCATATATGTATATATACGCGCGCGAGATTTTCAGTGTTTATGGCAATTAGGAGGCCATATATTATGAACAAAGAGCAATTTATTAAATATATATTTGAGATCGCATATGGAGAAACAAAACTTACTCAAGAATTGTTAGATGATGAAGACTATCAAACAGTTGCTGATAAGATAATGGAGTATTCAGACAATGCTCTTAAATGGGAGGAAGACAAATGATTAAAAGTATTTTTGATGCTGTTGGTATCTGTGAAGGTATGACAGAACCCGAAAACGAAGAACAGTACATCGAAGCATGGCAGACATTGATTGACACTGGCTACGCTTGGACGCTTCAAGGATGGTTCGGCCGCAGAGCGGTTGAGCTGATCGAGGCGGGGTATTGTACAAAATAAAAATACATTAGAGCATACGCGTATATACGCGCGTATGCCGTGTCTGTAGCAATAGGAGGCTACCAATAATGAACGATCAATTAAAAACAGTCGGCATGGTATCAGCATTGTTTGGTATTATGTCCGGAGACGATAGAGAAGGTAAGGTAAAATATCAAAAAAGATTTTTTGAAACAGTCAAGGGAATGAATTTTCCGGATGATTGGGATAGTTTACCTTTAGAAGAGAAAGAGCGCAGACTAGAAGGTGTTCAAAAACTTGCGTTAAACAAGGAGGAAGACAAATGACAAGAAAAAACAATGAAGTAAAAGCAGTGATAAGAAACTCTGATCCATATGAAAAATTGGATTATATTGAAAACAATATCAACGATATCATCCCTGTGATTAAAAATCTTGGTATTACCGATATCAATTTTACTGAGTACAGAGATATCATTATTCAAAAACTACAAAGAATCCAAGGTATCTTAGACAGGCATCATGGATTACTTTTGTATGCTAGAAAAAATCATGGTTTTGACTTAGATAAAATCTTAGATCAATGGTATTATGATCGTGAATATAAAAAAGAAGAAATCATGAAAGCTTACAATGGGCCGAGTGAAAATGACTAAAAAAGAAGTAAGAGAATATCTAATTAACATTCTAGATGTTTACGATGAAATGGAACAACAGTCTTTAGCCGGAGACGAAGCTAAAGAAGAGTATCATACGGTAGAAACAATCTTATTTCTTGCTCTTGACCTCTATTTTCACGATCCAATGGCGGAAAAATAAATTTTGTGGAGGGCCTGATTACAACATTCAGGCCCTCTTAGTTGAAAGGAGGGAATGTTCATTTCATGAACATAAATAATATACATAAAAAAATTACATATGTATATATACGTATGCGCGCGAAGTTGAAAAAAAATAAAAATTACACATAACTATATTATGAAAAAAAATTTATTTTTTTTGTTGAATTTTTCGAGATTGTCTCGATATAGTAAGTATAAGAAATAAAGAAAGACCTAACACTAAACGATTTGCAAATTGTTTAGCGGCATTCTGACTGAACAATGTCTTTAAGTCAGAGGCATAAGGTGTAAGGCCCAAGAAGTATGACCAAATGGTTGAGGTCTTGGGAAATAGGCACGAGTAGATGGAGAAACAGTTCATCTGACCGACCGAAAGTTGTGGGTGAAAAAACTAGTCCCACGAATGCCTTTAGGTCTTTCTTCGTTTCAATAAAGGAGGCTATAATATGTTTGTAGTTCTTGACCCTTGGTAGCCTTCGGGCTACCTTTTCATTTTTTTAGTGTCTGTAGCAAATAATTTGTTATAATAAATTACATTATATTAGAAAGGAAAGAATAATGAAAATAGACGTAAGATCAAAAGATTGTGTTTATATCACAATAAAGGGAGTTGTTTATTATATTGATGATTCAACTGGAGAACAAATATTAGAAAAATGGAAGGAGAAAGAATGACTAACGAAACAGAACAAACATGGCTAAATAAACACGCTAAAAGAAAAGAACAGATACTTATACAATTAGAAAAGTATTTTAAAGTTCGAGGCAAAGCAAAAGTGGAGTTAGTGAACGACCGTTTTACTCACGAAATCACAAAACTACAAAACGAGCTCCATGATATCAATAAATTGATGGATTTAATATAATGGGTAAAACTATTGGATCATGTAATGCAGTATCAATGCGTCACGGTCCGCCAACAGGTGCTGCTAAAATTAAAAGAGCAGCTAAGAAAAAAAGGAGAAAAAAGAAAAAATGAGTAGAGACAAAACTAAATGGGTATCTCAAATGATATCCACTAAAACAAGAAAAATGTTAGAAGAAATATGTCAAAAAACTAGAAGATCAGTTCCTACTGAATTAGAGATAATAGTAGAAACGATTCATAACAAGACTAAGAAGTAGGGTTTATACCCTACTTCCACCACAAGTGCAGACTTTATCGTCCATTTTTAATAATCTTTGTTGAAGATATTTTATATATTGTTCTTGTAGTTGTTTTTCCGTCATTTTGTTAATCTCTAATTCTGTTAATCTTTTGACCGTAGAATCTTTGAATGGTGTTGTAGCCATTTTTCTCTCCTTATATATTAATTACATATTATTTACATACGTGCGTACGCGCGAAATCTTAGTATATCAAATTCTTGATATAAATTTCCACACATTTATTTTTAAAAACATCAAATAAATTTATTGACATTTTATTTTTTTTACAATCTTAGCTAAAATACAGTTACTTGGTGAAAACTTTATATTTTCGTCATCAATCATCATTAAAATTACTCCCATTTTCTTTTGATTTGAAGTTGGACATCTATTAATCTCTTTTTTGGAAGGATATTTATACTTTTTTCTATGAGTAATTGTTTTAACATCAATTAAAAAAACTTCTCCATCATCATTTACTGCAATAATATCAATTAATCCATTAGGCGAAGTGTTTGTGAACACTAAAAAACCATTTTTTATTAAAAATTGTGTTGCCTTGAGCTCTGAAATAACACCTGTCGCGTGTTTTTCATTTAATAAATTGTTTTTAATTGAGTATCTTTTGTTTGACATCAAAGGAATAAAGCTTCAAAGGAATAGGTACTCGATATATAATAGAGCTTTTATAAAGAACAATTGTTCGACCGCCCTCTTTATCTTTTCGGATCATCGAAGCCATTAACTTTAACTCATCTTTATTTTCTTGAAGGACCCATCCAACCTCATCGCATATAGCAGTTTTTAATTTTTTCATATCACCATATGTGTGCCATCCCGACTCTTTTTCGACAGTGTCTCTCCAAACGACATACTCAAGCTGATAATCCATAGCTTGAGTATAGAAAATTATTTACTTTTTTAAAGTATTCTGCCCCGGAACTAATTTTTCAAAAACTTTAAGTTTTTCAAGGGTTTTACCTGAGTACCAAGTTTGTTCATGACTCATATTTACGCCTAAACCTGTAATTTTTAAGTTAGAAAGGGTAGTTTGAACTGCTTCTGATACAGAAGGTAGACTATAATCGTCACCAAACATAACTCCATTAGTCTTTAATTTGGGCCACCAGTTTTCTATATCACCCATAACTGGTTCATATTCATGAGCTCCATCAACCATAATGTAATCAACAGATTCATCTTTAAATTGATTTAAAATTTCTTCAGAATCCGATCTACCTTGACAAACAGTTACCATTCCTTTTTCAATAAAAAATTCTAAATTATTTTTAAAAGTTGATGAAAAATCTTTTGGTAATTTTAATGTTACATGTTCCGAAGATCCTTCAAAAGTATCTACTGAATAAATTTTTACATTCGTCTTGTTTGCATTAAATAAAGAGGTAGCTAAATAATGAGTAGACCTTCCTAAAAAAGAACCTATCTCTACGATTTTTCCATCGTCCTTAATTTGATCAACAATGATGTCATAAGTTTCTGAGTAGTTAAACCACCCTGGGATTTTAAAATAACTATGTTTCATTTTTTTTCCTTTCCTGCATTTCTATTGCAGCTTGAAGCATAACTTCTTGCATATTAGTAAAATAACTTTTACCCATTAGTTTTTCTGCAAGTTTTCTTGCTCTTCTTCTTTTGTCTTCCTCATTTTTATAACGTTCTGAAGCACGTTTATCAGTAATTTCATATACCGGTCTTTTTTTTAAACGATATTTTCTACTAGAATTCAACATTATATTTATTCTTCTTTAGTCTTTTCTTGTAAAAATTTTTCTACAATTTCAACAGATTCTAATAAATTTTCTGCTGTATCAAATTTACAATAAAGAAGAATATTTCTAAGTGCTTTTTTTAACTCATCTTCTTTAACAAATTTATACGCTTCACTTAAATCAGTCATTTATAATTTCTCCTTTCATTTCAAGAAACAATTCAATTGTTAAAATTGACCATTTAAAATTTTTAATAGGTTTATTTTTACAATAATTTAAAACATCTTTTATTGCTTCTATTAATTCTTTTTCTTTCAGCCATATTAGTTTATTTCTATCGACTAAATCAGCCATTTTTTAAACTCCTCTCCCATTATTTGGGTTGCTATATTTATTTTCTGCCGAAGACTTTTTAAGATGTTTTCATCTACAGTTCCTTCGCAAACTAAATCAACGTATGTTACCTTACTTTCTGTTCCAATACGATGATTTCTGGCCTCCGCCTGTTCTCTTATTTCTAAGTCATAATCATTAGAATAAAAAATCATGGTTTTGGCTATCGTCAAAGTCAATCCATATCCCCCTGTCCGAGGGTGACCGACCAAGAACCTCATATGATGTTTCGGATTTAAAAATTTTTCTAATATTTTAGGTCTTTCTGTACTTGGAGTTTCTCCATAGAAACCCTCCGCGGACCCCGATCCGAACTTCTTATCTAAAGTTTCAATCACTTTTCTAATATTATGGCGATACGAGCACCAAATAATTACTTTTCCATCGACCTCCTCAATTGTATCGAGTAATTCTTTTAATCTATTCTCAGAAAAATCAATAATACCGCCTTCATCAGTCGTCATATAACCACACGCAATTTGATGAAGTCGTTTTAATTGAGCAATTAAGGTGGCCGTAGTTAATTCCCCTTCTTCTAACTGAACCAAAGCTAAATTCTTCATTTGAACATAAGCTTTAAGCTGTTTTTCATTCATGGGAACACGTCTTTTCATATAAATTTTATCAGGAAGATCTAACGCTTCATCTTTAGTGACACGATAAGAGAATTGTCGTATTTTATCTGTAAGTTCGTCTAATCTTTTATATCCGGTAACTTTATTAAAACTACGGCCACCAAAAGATAACTTAACTTGATCACAGTATCTGGCCTTAAACGAATAAATGGAGCTAAACCCTAATAAATCTTCATTTAAAAAAGCGCATTGACCGTATAAATCTTCTGGTGATTTCGTAATAGGTGAACCTGTTAAAATAACACGATACTTGGCGGTACTACCAATTTTAATACAACGCTTTGTCCTCTTCGTAGACATATTTTTAATGATTGTAGACTCATCAATACACATTAAAGTTTTTCCAGAATAGCTAAAACTATCTGCAATCTTGGAGCCATAGGTAGTAATAATGCTTTCAACATTCATAATCAAAATTTTTAATTTTTGATTAATAGAAAACAATTTTTCTTTTATTTCCTTTTGTTCTTTTTTAGTTTTCGCACCTTCCCAAACATGAACTTCAAATTCAATATGATCTGCTAAATGTTTTTTTAATTCATCACGCCAATTGTATTTAATTCCATTAGGGCAAACGACAAACAATTGATCTATTTTTCCATTATCATAAAGAATAGAAACACCATCAATAAGTACCTTAGTTTTACCACAACCCATTTCCATAAATAAAGCGTACTCAGGACTATGATTCTCAAATTGAGACATCATTGCACCTAAGCCAATTAACTGGTGTTGCATAGGTTTAGTTTTAAACTTGTATTTTTCTAATAACATGATTATAAAATTATTCTAAGGAAGAAATTATTATGAATGATGAAAAAAGTAAAGTTTATATTGTACAAGATGTAATGAGAAAATATCCTGATGGTACAATACGATCTCTTGATTATTCCAAAGCCAAAAGATTTGGTGAGGTAATATTTTTATTCGAGGGTCAAAAACAGGTGGTTATGTCTCCTCAGCCTACAATAAGAAAATTAAAAAGTATGCTGAAAAACATAAAAGATACAGACTATATATTACTAGTAGGAGATCCCGCACTTATTGGCTTGACCACAAGTGTGGTTTCATATATTCTCCATGGTAGATATAATATGTTGAAATATGATAGATTAGAAAGAGATTACTTTCCTATCAGAGTCGACATGAACGAATAAGAAAGGCAAAAAAAAATGACTGAGAAAAACGAAAAAATAAATGGCGTAATAACGTATCATAAAAAGACGAAAGGTGGCATGGCAGTTTTTTATCCTAAACATGACATAACAATCAAGAAGGATGAAAAAATAATTTTACATACTGTTCCAAGTAGACAAGACATTACTAAAAATTATGAGAAGTGTCCTATTGTTAGTTATACTATTTGTGATGCAACTGTAAGTACAGAAGATGCTGTCGCTGATGCATTAGCTGCTAAAATTTCTGATAAAGAATTTTCTAGATCAGATAAGAACATTATAAAGATGACAGTAGATGCATTACAAAAGATAGACAAAATGAATCTTGAAAAGAAAGATGTAAAAAAAGTAAAAGATAAAGTGATGGATTCTTTTACTAAGCTTATGGCAATTGGTATCGCACAAAAAATTTACGATAAGCAATTGGTAGATGTAAAAAATAAAAAAGAACAAGAATTGAGGAAGCAATATGACCCTAGATCTTAGAAGAGATAAAAAAGATTTTGAGGTTAATGAAGTCGACCCCATTTCTAAAGCTTGCCAAGATTATTTAAAATCAGAAGAAGAGATAAGTAATCTTGAATTATTAATTAAATCAAAAAAAGATAATTTACGTCAACAGAATGAATTGATTGTCCAATTAATGGAAGAACGAGGAGTTACTTCTATTAAGATGAAAGATGGTCAAGCAGTTGACATCAAACCATTTTATACTGGAAGCATAACCAAAGACAGACAAGAGGAGGCCTTTCAATGGCTTCGTGACAAAGGTTATGATGACATTATAAAAAATCAAGTTGTTGTAAAATTTGGTAGAGCAGAAGATGAAAAAGCTAATCAAATGTATACAAGCTTCTTGGAAAAAGGCTTTGATATTGATCGTAATATTAAAGTCGAACCTATGACTCTTAAAGGTTTCATTCGTGAAATGATTGAGAGTGGTAAAGAACTTCCTATGGAAACTTTTGGAGTTTTTGTGGGACATAAAATAAACATAAAGAAAGGTAAATAATATGACCGAGAAAAAAGAACAAGCGGTAGCTAAAAAACAAACAGGAAATGCGTTAGCGATGGGTGATTTGCTAAAGAAGACAGGCCCCTCTTTATCAGAAAGAGGTACTGAAGATTTTGCAATTCCTTATTTAAATATCATTGGAGATACTTCTCCTCAAATAGATAAGGAAGACTCAGACTATATTTCTGGAGCAGAAGCTGGAATGATCTTCAATAATGTAACCGATAAAGCTTATAAAGATATTGTCGTACTTCCTGTTTATTACAGAAGACGATATGTTGAATGGGCTGAAAGAGGCGAAGGTCCCGGTGCTCCTGTAAATATCTATACACCATCACAGTTTGAACAAATGAAAAGAGAAGGCAAAGTTGTTCGCGGTGAAGACAATAAAGAAAGAATTGTTGGTGGAGATACTTATATTGAGAATACTGCGGAGCATTATGTAATTGTCTTAGAACCCGATGGAATGTGGTCAAAAGCGATTATAAAAATGAAATCTACTCAGCTTAAAAAGTCAAGAACATGGAACTCAATCATGTCTAATCAAAGAAGAGTAGATGGTGACGAGGTTTATCAACCAAAAGACTTTGCGCGTTCTTATATTTTAAAAACAATAAGAGAAAAGAATGACAAAGGTAAATGGTTTGGTTGGGTTGTTTCTGAAAGTAAATGGATTGATGAGTTAGACAATCCTAACATTCAGAAGATCTATGAAGACGCTATGATGTTTGAAAAACAAATACATAGTGGTGAAGTAGACTCAGCACCACAAAGAGAAGACGAGAAAGCTCCGGTTCAAGGAAATTCTGCTCAAGCAGATTCTGATTTACCGTTTTAAATATAAAGGTGGGCTAGCCGATAAACTCGGCTAGCTTTTAAATTCGGAGGCAAAATGAATTTAGAATTAGTAAATAAGTTTAAAAATATTTTTACCGGCTTAGAAAGGGCTCATGGAGTTTTTGAGAAATCAAACGAGCCACAGCAAGGAAAAAAAGTAGAAGCTAGAATGAAGACGGTCCACGAGCCGCCGACCATTGAAAAATTTGAGCAACACTTAAAAGGAGAATATCCGGCTATGGGTATTGTTCCTATTAATGATGAAAATAAATGCGTGTTTGGTGCAATTGATATTGATATTTATCCTCTTGACCACAAAGCTTTACAACAAAAGATTCAATCAAAAAAATTTCCCTTGATCATGTGTCTTTCAAAAAGTGGTGGAGCTCATTTATATATGTTCATGGTGCAATCAGTAAGCGCAAAAGAAATACAATTTAAGCTAAGCGAGATGGCCACCGCTTTAGGCTATCCAAGTGCAGAAGTTTTTCCTAAACAAATTGAGTTGTTTGTAAAAGAGGGTGAAGAGAAAAGAGACACTGGAAGTTGGATTAATCTACCTTATCATGGTCGTAATCGTTATGCCTTAAATGATGACGGTTCAGCAGCATCATTAGAAAAGTTTTTTGAGTTATACGAAAAATATGTTGTTTCTGATTTAAAAAAAATTAAAACAGATTTCAAAAATGAAGTTATTAAAGATGGTCCACCTTGTCTTCAAATTTTAACTGAAGACGGTATCGGAGAAGGTGGTAGAAATAATGCGTTATTTAATATTGGGGTTTATTATCGTAAATTTGATCCCGATAATTATAAAAATCTTATTGAGGACTATAATCGTCAGTACGTACAGCCTCCTTTAAAATCTGACGAGGTTTTAGTTGTCATTAAGCAGGTGTCTCAAAGTGACTCAAATGGGGCACCAAGATATTCTTACAGATGCACTCAGCCTCCTATTGAATCCCTCTGTAACAAGAGGCTCTGTAAGAAGAGAAAGTACGGGGTGGGCGGAGAAAATGATCGTGAGCATCCAGTTTATTCTGATCTCAAGGTTTATAAATCTGATCCACCTCGTTACTTTCTCAATGTTGATGATCGTAGGATTGAACTTTCTTCTACGGAAGATTTAATGACTCATAAAAAAGTCATTCAAGCATGTATTGAACAATTGAATAAAGGTATTCCAAATATGGCTATGAATGATTGGAATCAATCGTATACAGAACTTTTAGAAAATATTTCTATCGACTATCCACCAGAAGAAGTAACAAAGAAAGGTGAGTTTAGAGAACTGTTAGAAGAATTTATTTTACATCAAGGCGAAGCAGTTAGTATTGAAGATATTTTTTTAGGTAAATCATTTACAGAAGAAGGTTTTACTTATTTTGCTTTAAAAGATTTAATGGATCATTTGAAAAGAAATGATTTTAAGGAATCTCGATCATGGGTAACGGTGAGACTTCGTGAAGAATATCAGGCGGAAGATTTAACAAAAAGAGTTAAAAAAGTAAAAGTTCGATTATGGAAAATTAAAGAAATTTTATCTGATGATGTAGAATTAGAAACCCCTGACATGAAAAGATCAGAAATAAATGATGAAGAGATACCGTTTTGAGTAAACCAATAGTCGTTATTGGTCCTCCGGGGACAGGTAAAACCACTTTTATTTTAAATAAGATTGAAGAATATGTTCAACAAGAAGTTAAGATTGATGAAATTGCTTTTTTTTCTTTTTCAAATAAAGCAGTGGACGAGGCCAAGCAACGGGCCGCGGACCGATTTAAAGTTCCCATGAATCAATTAGAAAACTTCTCGACACTACATTCCTTTGCTTTACGTCAAATGGGATTAACTAGAGAATATATATTAAGTAAAAACGATTGGAGAAATATATCAAATGTACTTAGGATTAATATTAATGTCAGTAATGACGATGACAGTTTTTTTAACTCATATGATGAAAAATATATACATCTTATAGAAAAAGCTAAAAGAAGAGGTATTTCATTAGACGATGCTTGGGCAATGTTTGCGAAAGATATTGTGAAACATAAGTTAGAATATATAGCTAAAGGACTTCAAGAATATAAAGACTATGGGTATGAAAATTTTACTGATGGTGTGACAGGTTATATGGTTAAAGATGTGGGGCCCAAAAAAGACTTTACTGATTTAATTACTGATTATGTACTAAGCAATAGGGTCAAAGAATTTAAGGTGGTGTTTTTTGACGAAGCTCAAGACATGTCCACGGTTCAATGGAAAATGGCTGAAAAAATTTGGAAAAACTCAGAGACTTCCTATATTGCAATGGACCCTAATCAAGCTATTTATACTTGGGCAGATGCTGATGTAGAAAAGGCATTAGAGGTAAAAGAAAATGCAAAAGAATTAATTGTCTTAGATCAATCGAAAAGAGTTCCAAGAAAAGTTTGGGAAGTAGTTAATAGAGTAGAAGAACAGATTACGAGCTCCGAGGATATCGAGTGGCGACCCGCGGAGCGTGATGGTCAAGTCGAGTTTGTAAGAAATATTTATCATTTAAATATGAGCCAAGGCTCATGGTTAATAATGGGTAGAACAAGATCAATTAGAGAAGACTTAGAAGAAATGTTAGTTAAGAAAAATGTATTTTTTCGTGTGAAAATGAGAGATAATAAATATCGATATTCGATTAAATCACAAGAGAGAAATGCGATACTAACTTGGAAGGACTTAACAATTTATAAAAACTCTGTTTCCTTAAAAATGGTAGAGAATATGTACAAAGTTTTAGGAAAAGGTTTTGTGACTAGAGGGTATAAAAAAATAGTATCAGAACAAAGAAAATCTTTACCGGATAAAAAAGTTTCTCTTGACGAATTAATTCAAGATTTTGGTCTTGTTGTAGATAAGGATCAGTCATGGGCAGAAGTTATGACTACTTTAAATACAGAAACAAGAGCTTACTTGGAAAACTTGGAGTCAAGAGGAGAAGATATAGGCAAAGAACCAAGAGTAACTTTGTCTACAATACATCAGCAAAAAGGCGGGGAAGCTGATAACGTTATTGTTTCATTAGATATAGGTAAAATGGCTTATGAAGATTATAAGAAAAATCCTATTAGTGAACATCGACTTTTTTATGTCGCCTTTTCAAGAGCAAAAGAAAATCTTTACATTGTAACACCAACAAGCAGGGAGGCATATAGAGTATGAGTAAACAAATAGGAATGTTTAAACCGAAATCAGAGTGGTTACCACCACAGGAATTTAAAGATATTAAAGATGCAAAAAGAATTGCTATCGACTTAGAAACAAGAGATCCGAACATTATGTCTAAAGGACCAGGATGGGCTACAAACGATGGGCATATTATTGGTGTCGCTGTAGCTGTTGATGGCTGGGAGGGTTATTATCCTATTCGTCATGAAAATAGTTTTAACTTTGATCCGATAGTAACTTTAGACTGGTTAAAAGAAATGTTATCTACTGACTGCGATAAGATTGCTCATAATGCAACTTATGATTTTGGATGGTTACAAGCTGAGGGAGTTAGTTGGAATGGGCGTATAATTGATACAATGATTGCCGCTCCGTTAGTAGATGAAAACAGGTATAGTTATTCTTTGAATGCTTTATCAAAAGAATATCTAGCTGATAGTAAGTCTGAATGGGGGCTTTACGAAGCTGCTGCTCAGTTTGGTGTCGATGCTAAATCAGAAATGTATAAAATGCCCGCTACTTTTGTAGGTGAATACGCAGAACAAGATGCTGCTTTATGTTTACGTTTATGGGATAGGCTTCAAGAAGAAATAACTAAAAGTGATTTGCAAACAGTTTTAGATTTAGAATTAGATCTTTTACCTATTCTTATTGAGATGAGAACAAAAGGTGTTCGAGTAGATTTAGAAGCTGTTGATAAGGCAGAGAAAAATCTTATTAAAAGAGAGAATAAATTACTAAAATATATACATGATGAAACAGGAATGAGATGTGATATTTGGGCCGCTAGATCAATTGAAGAAGTTTTTAAAGGATGTGGGATTGAGTATCCGCAAACAGAAAAAGGGAATCCTAGTTTTACAAAAAGTTTTTTAGAAAATAATCCTCATAAAATTCCAAAAGCTATTGTGGAAGCTAGAAGCTATAATAAAGCTCGAGGAACTTTTACTAATATGATTAATAAATTTCATCATAATGGAAGAATACACGCGAACATAAATCAATTACGTAGTGATAGTGGAGGAACAGTCACAGGTAGGTTTAGTTACAATAATCCAAATTTACAACAAATTCCTGCAAGAGATTCAGCTAATGCTGAATTAAAGATTGGAACTTTAATTAGAAGTTTGTTTTTACCTGAAGAAGGAGAAAAATGGGGTTCATTTGATTACTCACAACAAGAACCTCGTTTAGTGGTTCATTATGCGAATAAAGTGGGACTTGACGGATCAAAAAAGCTTTTAGAGGCTTATAGAGAGGACAAAAACACCGACTTCCATACGATCATGGCTGAAATAGCTAATATACCACGTAAGAGCGCTAAAACCATAAATTTAGGACTTTTTTATGGAATGGGTGTTGGAAAACTGTCAGATCAGCTAGGAATTGATCCTGACGAGGCAAAAGCATTAATTAGGCAGTATAATGAAAGAGTTCCTTTTGTAAGACAACTTGCAGACAAAGTTTCTGATCACGCTCAACGAAAAGGGAGAGTAAGAACAATTCTTGGAAGGCAATGCAGGTTTGATTTATGGGAACCAAAAAGTTTTGGAGTACATAAAGCATATCCTCATGAAAAAGCAGTTGAAGAATATGGAAGTAATATTGGCCTAAAAAGAGCTGGAACTTATAAATCTTTGAACAGATTGATTCAAGGTTCAGCAGCAGATCAAATTAAAAAAGCTATGGTAGACTTACATAAAGAAGGTATTATACCAATGATACAAATACATGATGAGCTAGCTATTAGTGTTGATAGTTCTAAGGAACAACAAGATAAAATTATAGAAGTTATGGAAAAATCTTTGGAGATGGAAATACCTTCTAAAGTAGATGTAGCGATAGCAGATAATTGGGGAGAAACACAATGAATTGTTGGCATTGTAATGAAGAACTAATATGGGGCGGAGATCATGATATTGAAGAGGAAAACGAAGAATATTGTATTGTAACAAACCTTAGTTGTCCAAAGTGTAAAAGTTTTGTAGAGGTATATTATCCAAAGGAGCAAGAAAATGAGTAGAATTATATATCAAGATGGAAAACTGTATTTAAGTTTAACACGTGATGAAGTAAAAAGAGTCCATGATGATGCGGGTAAACCAATAAAATTGGATATTGGTAGTTTAACTGTTTTACATGAAGATATATCTAAATGTGTCACACAATATTTAAGATATGTTCAAATGAAAAAAGAGTTATCAGAATGGAAAGAAGAAGAAGGTAACGACAGTTAATAAATTACTATAGTTATTCGCAAGAGACACTAAATCTAAAAACTTTTGCAATATACATTAAGTTACCTTCCTGTACATTTTAGTCGTTACCATTCTAATTAAAAATTTATCATATCAGTTGTGCATAAACAACAATTCTTTTTTCTTGACATTTAATTAAAAACTAAACTGAAAGGAAAAAATAACCATGTTTAACTTAACCAATAAAGCAAAAGATCATTTCTTGAATTTTTTTAAGAGTGATGACAAAGACCAATCAATCAAAGATTTCTGTCAAGCAGAATATAAAAAAGATTGGTATGCAGCCTATAGATCTTTTAAAGAAGAAGGTCGATTTCCAAATTTTATAAGAAGAACCCTATAATAAATCTTCTAATAAACCTGCTTGAACACAAGTAAAGCTCATTTCTAAATCTTTAATATCAGAGAATTCTTCTCGTATTACAGTGTAATATTCGTTACACAGTTCGTAAGAGGGGTGGATAACTTCCGACCCCATTCTTACGCATTTCTCATCTATTCCTACTCCTAGGCATATCCAACCTATGAGAAAGAATTTCATTAGTAACTATAAATAATTTGAGAAAGATCTGTATATTTCGCTCTTTTATCTAGGTGTACAAAAGTCTTAGCTAAACCAACTGTCCATCCAAGTTCTAGTGCTATTTGAAAAAGTTTTACTAATAAAACTCCATCAGGTCTTTTCATATCAATTGCGCAAGTATCTGTTCCATACTTGTTATTATCAATTAAATGTAATGAATTATTAGAAGCAGGATAGCCTCGTGATTGTAACCATTCATTATGTTCTTCTGTTCTGCATCCTGAAGTGACCACGATAGGCTGTCCATAAGCCTCTCTTAATTGATCAAGATCATCTGCAAAACCATCTTGTAACTGAAACACACCTGTTGTAGGGCAGGCTAATTCAGATTCCTGGAAATATTTCATGTTCGTCCCTTTCGTCTTGTTTTTTAAATAACCTTATTATAAATGCCTTTATTTTACCAATCATTATTTAAACATATACCCTAAACCACTATTAACAGCTCCACCATCTTTAAAGTTTTTTAAGAAAGAGATATTAGGAGTAATATTACCTCTAGAATCAACAGAAGCACCTACATTTATAGGTGTCCCTATAGCTGAACCAGGATAAAAACTTCTTAAAGGATCTACTGTTGTATTTACCCCCAAGCTTAGGTCTCCTCGTCCTGACATATTTAGAGAAGGTGTAACATTGCTAATTCCTGGTATATTCCTATCAAAAATTTCTGGTAAATAAGTATTAGACAAACTTACTCCTGGAAGATCACTTGAAGAGGCACCCGCTGATAATCTAAAATCACCCGGTAAAGCTGTACTAATACCTAGATTGTAATCAAGCGTATTAGGGTCTATAGATCCACCATACCTTACATTACCTATCCCTCCATCTAAAAAAACTTTTTTTGCTAAAGGGTTTAGATTAAGATTTCCTATAGGAAGGTCTAAATTAACTCCTTGTGCAGCAGCATCATAGTAATCAGCAACAGTTTGTGCAATATCCACAGGATTTGGAATGTTAAGATTCATAGCAGTGGCATTTGCTAATTGTTCTTGAAATGTTGGAGCATCATCAAATTTTTCTTCATTTTCTTTGGCGATTCGAACTAACATGTTATTAGGGTCTACTTGAGATATTCCAGTATCAATGTTATTGAAATAGTTTTCTGATTCACCTCTGAACTCAGGAAATGTTTGTTGAGAAGGCTCTCCACGAACCGCGTCCCACGCTGCTTCTACTCCGCTTTTAATTACATTCATTCCTTTCATGATAGGACTGACAAAAGGTATTCCATACGATTTGATTAAGTTTCCTAAACCAGAACCTATGTCTCCCATAACTTCTTTATTTGTAGGTCCATATAAATTAACAAGTCTTTGTCTTTCTTCCGTTAAACTTCTTGGAGCATCGTCTGTAGCTTGAGTCAAACCTGATACAGTTCCAGTTACTTCTCCTGTATTAGGGTTGACAATATTAACGGGTTTAGTGAATCGTTTTTTAAAAAGTTCTAAGTTTGTGTCCTGCGCAGTTCTGTTAAAAACTCTTTCTTCAGGCACTTTTCTACCGCCAAAAAATTTTTGTCTTTGTAGATTAACAAATGCATCTTTTTTACTAGAAGAAGGAATAGATGACAATCCACCAGATTGACCTCTGTTTTGATTAGCGTAATCTTTTTCACCTTGAGAGTAAATACGATTTAATCGCTTTTCATTTTGAGATTTTTTAAAATCACTAAAACTTTTTGCAGTTGATTTTCTTTTTTTTCCTCTAGCCATTACGATACCACTTGTGGTTTTTTAAATTTCTTTGGTTCGATGCTCGCTAGTCCACCGTCTTTTGCAAAAAAAGGTAGTCCAACAGAATCTAAACTAGCTATAGTTTCTGGATTAATTGATTGAGAAGGAGGAGCTGAAGCAGCTGTAAGCGGCCCTAAGTCTAAAGCACCTATAAGACCAGGATCTTGAAACCTAGGAGGTGCTGAAGCGGATGCAACGGTTGTTGGCTCTGACTCTAAAGTAGCCATGCCCATTGATTCTAAAAGACCCGGAGGTGATTGATTAAATTTTGCTTGAATATCTAATATGGCTGGATTATCATTTTCCTCAGCTGTAAGATCTGAATTTTTTACATTGTCATACCATTTCATCTCTTTTAAAGCTTTGTCAGGTTCAGGAAAAATATCTTCTACGACAGCTTCATCAACAAATCTTTTAGCTAAAATAGGATCAACAAATTGATTATTTACCAAATTATTTATCACTTGTATCATAGAACGAGCATATTTATTTGTTCCTGATTTTGATAATTCTAAATTTAATAAGTTATCTACAAATTTTTTATCTGAAAAAAGTTTAGCAATCATTGCAGGTCCTCCAAGTATAGCTAAACCACCTCCAATAGCTGTCACGCTTCCTCCTCCAAGAGTCAATACAGTTCCAGCCGCAGCAAATTGTGAAGAAATAAAAGCAAGAGATCCTTTTTGTTTTTCTATACCCCTAGACTGAGCTAAAACCATACTATTCAAATATTTTTCCATATTTTTAAGTGAACTTTGGTTTCCATAAAATAGTTCTTTTAAAACTCTTTGACCAGGTCCTTTTCTTCCACTAGTAAAATCCAACACTTTTTGAGCGTCAATTATTCCTTTATCAGTAACGTCTTTTAAAACATTACTAAAAAACTGGCCCTGCATTTTTTGTCTAATAACATCGGCTCCTTGTCGTGTTATAATTTTGTTTTTTACACCGTCATCTATTAATTTAAAAAATTCTCTAGCTCTTCCAGGTTTATTTCCCGCACCTGTGATTGTTTTATAAATATTGTCAATAGCATCTAAAGACTGTTTAGAAGTTTGTCCTGCTGTTTCGTCTAACAATAATTGAGACACAAATTTGGTATTAAAAGTTTCTTTACCTTGTTTATAAAGTTGATTGGCTGACTTATAAGCCTTTGATATTTCTTCACCGGCTTCTTTCGTAATTCTTCCTGATTTTACTTGTGCTTTAATAGAGTCATCCATTAACTTAGTCATATACACAGCCATATCACCTGCTATCTTATTTAAATATTTTGGAGGAGTTGTTCCTGATGTAGTGTAATAACCTGTTTTTGACAACAGATTAGATCTTATGTTTTTACCAGTTAAAAAATCAACACCGCCTTTTCCTGTTTCAGCAAAATTAGCAATGTATTTTCTTAAAGATTGAACGGCAGGATCACTCATATCACCTCCTTGAAGTTTAATTTGTCTATCAAAGGAGGTTAATAGTTTATTTGTATCTATAATTTTATTATTTCTTAAATATTTTTTTGCAGTTTGATTAACATTTTTATAAGCAGAATTTATTGCTCCATCATAAAAATCTCTTCCTTTAAGTAAAAAATTTTTCATTAAATCATCAACATTTTCTAAAGAAGCTCTATTCACAAAATTTTTAACAAAATTTCTTTCTGCTGTTCCAGGGTAATAAAGCTGTGTTAAATATTTTCCTAATTGTTCTTGAGAAGCAAGAACAGCTCGTTCACCTGCTTCTCTAAGTTCTCCTCCCCCTAAAAAAGAAACTTCAGCGGCTTGTTCTATCATATCAACAGTAGGTGATTTAGATAATCTAGCTGGAGTCAAAGTTGCTCCAGCATCACTTAAAATCTTTTGAGAAGATTTAGCTCCAGCTTCCAAAGCTTCTCCATCTTTTCCTTTAAAAATTTTTCTTAAAAATGGAAAATATTTATTTAATAACTGAAAAGCTCCTTCACCTGCCGCTTCGCGCGCTCCGTAACCTAATGCTTCTAAATAACTGTCACTGAAGGGAGCAGAACCTCCTGCTCCTCCAAAAAAAGCTGCCAAAGTTTTTGCGTATCTCGGATACTTTTCAATAAAAGCTGAAAGTCTAGGACCAAGAGAAGCTGCTCCCGCAGGTCCTCCAATTATAGTTGGTAAAATAATTCCACCAGAAATTGCACCTGCTTCTTGTAAAACATCTCTATCAGTTAAAAATTCTTTCGTTCTATCTAAAGAATAATATATTTTAGCAAAGTCTTCATCAGTGGAAGCTGATTTATCTCCTAAAAACATACCCATTAAATTTTTAAAATCTTCAAACTCTTCTTGTGGGATAGGGACAAGAGGGTTAGGAAAATTACCTATAGATCTTTCCTCGTTTACAGCTGATGCTATATTATCTGGTAATAAACCGAATCTTTCAAGATTTAACAACTGTTTTTGTTGTTTACTAGCCTGACCACTTTCTATCATTTGATCAAAAGTTATGTATTCCATTTTAACCGTCTATTCCTATTGATTTTAAATAACTGTCAAAAGAATCTTTATTATTAATTGATGTAAGTAGTTTTTGATCAAACTGTATCCCAGGTATAATGTTTTGTATGTCATCTTTTCCAAATATGTTACCAGCTATTTCCTTATAGGTTTCTTCAGTGGCTTGATATGTTTCCAATGATTTTCCAAAAATACTTCTAGCAGTAGATAAGAATTCGTCTCTTTGCTCAGGCAATAATCTCTCTCCTGTTTTTGCTTTATTAAGTAATTTTTCCAATCCTTTCATTAGAGGAGAAGCATCTTCAGCTAATTGAAACTCACCTTCTTTGACGACAGAATTTGGATCAACCATTCTCATAAAATCAAAAATGAAAGCAACATCACCTGCTGCGGAATCTTCTTCAGCGGCAGCTATGAGATTAGTTAATGATGTATATCTTTGATCAGTGTTTTTATATACTTTTAATGCTACAAATTCTTTTCTAAAACTAGACTCTGCGTTTATCTTTTCAAAGTCCATCTCTTTTGCTTCTGCCATTAATTTGTTAATTGTTTCTTGTTTTTCAATTAACTCTAAAGTTTGCATTGCATCAAAGTTTTGTAATTCTATTTGTTTCATTTCATTCTCAAAAACTTGACCGATGTTTTGGCCTAATACTGAATTAATATCAGCGTTTAATTTTTCCAATCCTAAATCTTTTTCTGTTTTTATATATTCATTTTCAATACCTAATTTAGCGTTATTCAATCTTGTGTTGATATTATTTAATAATTGACCTTGAAGTGCAGCATCCTCTTTATCCTCGGCAAAATTATTCATAATTGTTTGATATTCATTATCTAACTGCTTTTTGTTATTATCGTACTGTATTCCATAAAGTTGTTCTAATTTTGTTTCAATATCTAGTTGCAAGGTTGTTCCTAAATATTTATTTTCAGTTTTCATTTTCTCTAAAGAGGCAATACTTGTTGCTAATTCTGTTTGTAATGTTTCATCTAAAACACCTAATTTTGTTTCTTTTTCTAGATTATCTAAAGTTTTAGAAGTTATGTCCAAAGCTTGTAGTGCTACAGTTTGTGGGTCTTTAAATGCAGTTTCAAGTAATTTTGGAGCTATAGCAGACATAAATGCTGACTCTTTGTTCTCTTCTTTTTGTTTATCCGCTAACGCTAATTTTAAAGCTTGATCTTGTAAAACTTTTGTTTTGTTTCCTATATCTGAACCAAACTTAGCTAAGTTACTAGCACCCACAGTAAATACATCACTTATACTGGCTTCAGGGTTTAATGCAGTAGCCCCTAACTGTAATAATAAAGGAGCAGCATCTAAATAAGCTTGATCTCTCATTTGACTTTTATTAATTAACATTTGTTCGTATTGTTGACGAGCAGCTTGAGTATCAAATTCTGATCCTACTCCAAAATATTCTTTACCAAGCGATTGAACAGCATCTAACATATTTTTATCAAAACCAGCGGCAGCTAAAGTAGAAAAAGCATTTTCACCTTTTGAATCACTTCCATTTTCACGATAAACGATACCTCCTTCTTTCATCATCATAGGGTTCTGTTGCTGCATCATTTGTTGCGCTCCGGGGGCCGCGGCTAACCCTCCTTGTTGTTCTTGTAATTCAAAGACGGGCTGAACTAAAGCTAAGACAGATAAGGGAGTATCTTGAGCGTCTTTCTCTCCAACAGTCATCGCTAGTTCTTGAACTCTTCCTTCCATAGGAACTTCATCACCACGAACTTGGTTCATGAGTTCGACATATTGCTCAGGAGAAACTTTTGCAACACCTTCAGTATTAGGATCTGCTTGCATCGTCTCTTGATCTAATCCATCAGCAATACCAACAGCATCTGATCTTTCACCTTCCATAGGTGATCCTTCAGCTCTATTTTTTAATCTATTTAAAAAGTTTTTTTCTGCCTCAGATAAACCATCGCTTCTAGAGGGGACAGCTTCTTTTTCTTTCATCTCATTTGAAATTTTAAAATTAGTAAACTCATTCATTAAACCAGTTAACATGCTGAAGTTTTCTGAGTTATTACCTTGTAAAAGAGTGTCCAAAATACTTTGGCCTCTTTCTCCATAAGTGCTTAATAAAAAGTTTTGAAATTCAGGATCAATAACAGTCTTTCCATAATCATCTAATTCAGGTTTTTCTTTAAAAACCCCAATGTTTCTCATAGATAACGCTTCCATTAAAACGTCTCTAGCATCAGGAGTTAAAGAAGATAAATTTTTAATATTATTTTCACTAGCTTGAAATTCATCTCTTAAAACATTTTTCATTTCACCTGTTATAGGGGTACCCGTTTGTCTTCTCACAATCTGTGGTTGAAACATAGGTCTTGTAAGAACTGTCATTAAAACAACCCTTGAATTCCTTTTAATCCACTAAGAGCTCCTAACCCTAATGAACCATAACCAATCATTTGTTGTAGAGGGGATACAGATCCTCCGCCACCTGCAGGGGTATAAGAAGGTATTGATGGTGCATAACCAAATGCAGATCCTAAGAAACCTAATTCTGTAAATGGTCGTTGATACTGAGCCAATTGATTAGAATAATCAACGTCAAAACCTTTTTGTTGTTGTTGTTGCTGTAAGTTAGCAAAATCTAATAAAGTGCTGACATCAGCAATTCCTGCTTTTTGTACATCAAAACCAAGACCTGCTTGACCCGCACCTGATTGCCCTAATTGTGTTCCAAAACTACCAAACTGACTAGCGACATTTCCCAAGCCACCAGCAGCGGCTGATTGAGAAGCTAAATACTGTTGTAATCCTTGTCCAAAAGCTTGTCCTTGCGCTTGTGTTAAAGCAGAAGTTCTATCTCTCTCCATTTGAGCTCTTTGAATTCCTTCACGGCCACCACCAAAAGCACCTGACCCTATTGCTTCGGCAGAGGCTTGATTAGCAGCAATATCATAAGCACGATTAATTTCATCTTGAATAACTTGTTGATAAGGGTTGATAAAAGGTTGAATCTGTTCCATCGTAGGAGCAGTTCCTAATCCTTTGTAGATATCTGCAGCCTGACCTAAAGCCTCTTGACCTGTTCCAATAGATGATACTCCCTCGGCCATTGTTTCTTGTCCTGTTTGAACATAGGGTTCAAAGGCTCCAATACCTTGAGTAAACCTGTCTTGAGCTTGCTGATAAAGACTATTTAATTCTGCTAATTTTTGTTCAGGAACACCTTGAACAGCTCCTGATTGAATATCACTAATAAGTCCTTGAATACTATCTAAGTACCCTAAATATTTACCTTGAATCTCTTCTTCCATTATACCATACCTATACTTTGCTGTGATAGACTACCACCGTTTTCTAAACTTTTCATCATTTTATACATGTTTTTTGCTCCTTGTTTCCGCGATCCGCCGCCCGCGTTTCTCACAGCTTGAGCAGTCATGACAAATTCTCCGTCCGATAGCATTGCAGGAATATCATCAGAAGTTCCCGTTCCAGCTCCTGCAATTTCACCGATACGCTTTGGATGTTCTTTTACTTTACCATTAGGGTGCTCTATTTTTTGGCCACTACCTGCAGCAAACCCGGTCACTGGTCCGCCGTCCGCGGAGTAAGAAATTTGAAAAGCGTCTCTGTATTGTTGTACAGCATCTGATTCATCTTCTTCTACGGGTGCTTGTTGAGGAAATAATACAGGTGCAGCAGCACTGGCTAAAGTAGCTAATGGAGCAATTTGACCTACGATACCTCGCTCTTGCATAGGCATACCAAACTTATTCACATAATCTGAATATTTTGGATCAAATGGGTTTCTCATGATATCTTCAATAATACTTTTATCCACACCTGAATAAGCAGAGTTTAACTTAAATTTAGAAGCATCACTAAAAGGATTTATTCTTGCACCTATACCCTCACCTGTAAAAAAGTCTTTTGTTGCACCTACTGTTTTTTCAAAGAAATTAGGAGCAGCTTGTTCAATACCTGACGAAATAATTGATGGGTCTCCTCTCATATTACTGAGAAAAGGCATTTCTTTTCCACCACCAATAGCAGCTTGTGTCCCTGTACCTTTGAACCCACCTGTTACACCTGTAAGAGCTGCTTGCAAGGCTAAATCTTTTGCTACGTCTACTGGTTTTTTCCCAGCGGCTAAACCTATTCCAGCACCTATTCCTAGTTGTGCTGCAGGACCAATACCTGGAATAAAAGGTAAAACATAAGGAGCTATAGGCTCTACTGCCCTAGCAACACCCACAACAGTGTCTTTAACATTTTGAAAAAAATCACCAATAAGAGATCCGAGACCTAGTTCATAAATCTGTGCATACTCTTTTTGATCCATTTTTCACCTTTATTTTTTATTTGATGCACCCAAACTAGCAAGTCGTGGTGCGAAAATTTTTACATCTCTTTGAATATGCTCTTCTGCAGTATCCGTATCTGGATTTTCAATGTCTGCAGTGCACGCTTCTTCCGATTCGTACGTTTCACTAGTATTTTTATTCGTAAGCACTGTTTCTGTTTTACAACTGTAAACAGGAACCTGTTGACCATTAACTTCTTTGTGTCCTAAAAGCTTTGGTTCTTCTACTATTTTATTCATATTAACCTTTATTTGTACTATTGTTGGTCTTTCATTTCAAGCACAGAAACCTTAATTACAAGGTCATTAGCTGCACTTGACGTTACTTTTAAACTGTCGCCACCTTCAAAAACAAAGGTGCCATTAATAATCTTTGTACCTTGATGTTGCACAGCTACATTATTTATCTCAAAATCAGTGGTTCCGTTGTTATAAGTTAATACTGCATTGAGTGTTCCAGACCCTGAATCATTATGTAAAACAATGGTTTTGACCATAAAAGTAGTCACAGGAACGGGTGGTGTCGCTGCCACATCAGCTAATGGAACTGTAAATAAAGTATTTGCTCCTGTATTTGCAGGACTTAAAGCAAAGGTTCTAAAACGATCAGGCATCTGTTGTTCCTCCTGTTGCAAAGAATGTAGTTCTTCTGTTCACTTCGTCTTTATTATCTTGTTGATAGGATGAATTTAATTGTAGAACAATTTGTTCTAGTTGTCGTACCATCTCAGCAAAAGCTCTAGGATCATAATCTTGTGGTGGATCAGGAAATCTAGTTTGAGGTATTTTAGCCATTATCGTCCTCCATCAGGTTCTGCATCTATATGATACGTTCCTATTTTAAAATTACCACCTGCAGTATTACTTTCTATTCTAAAATTAGCTTGTCTACCTCTACCTCTCATATCTTTTTTTGTATCTGTTGTTGCTACTGTCAAAGCTGTTTGACTAACAACATTTCCATAAGGATAATCTTTAAAACTAAATGTTACAGTTAGGTTACCTGATTGATCTCTAAAGTCAGGAACAAATCTAGAGATTCTCATAGGGTTTTCTCCAGACTGATCAATGGTAAAATCTCCTGTTTGAATAAAAGATTGCATAGCAGAACCATCATCATCTGTACCAAACTCTTGTTCATAATAATTGGAGGCACCATTCGATAAACCAATCACGGTGGGTGTTGTATTGGCAGCAGTATTTGTTAAATATTCTGTTGCTAAAGGAAACTGAAAGACACCACGATCAACCCACGATGTTCTATTGAGTGTGCCCACGGACCAGGTTTGTTCTAAGTAGTTATAGACAACACAACGATTAACTTGTGGTTGTGCAATGTTATCAGGATTAGTTACATAGAACCAAATAATTTCTGCAAACTCTGTATTCACACCAGCAAAGATTTGATCGGATTGTGTTAAATCTAAATTTTCAAATACGAAATCATCAACACTACAAGGTAATTTTTTCACGGTACCATCAAAGACAAAGAAAGCATTCTGACCCATCCAGTAGGCCACGTCTCTGACAACAACAGCAGAGTGTTGCCCTAACAATCCACAGTTACGGCCTAATTGATTTAATCCAAATGTAAAGGGTGGACCAATAAATTGTAAGCCATGCAATGATGTATCTGTCCATACTAATATTTGACCACGAGCTTTGTCTGCTCCCACAATACTAGAACCATCTTGTATTCGCAGTGACCCTGCCGTATTTTCTGCAGCAGGTTGATATGTATTAATATCTTCTTGTGATGAGAAACGCAGTAACAAAGGATCTTGTGAAGAACCTGTGCCTACAGTTTTTTCTGTACCGAATAAAATTAAATGTCTGTCGGGTGTAGACACTAAAGAAAACTTTGAAGTTGTTGGTGCATTTGTAACTAAACTTGCTTTACCTGTTAAACCATCCGAGGTCGGCGACCATTGAAACGTAGATCCATTTAGTGCAGTTGCAATTAATAATTCGCCAAAATTATCAAGTGACCAATCTCGACCATCTAATGTTACAGAAGATGTTGAACGAGCTGTGCCCCATGTTTCTGTATTCCAAGTTGATGTACCCCAACCATAACCAAAAGTAGAAAAGGGTGGAGCAATACTAATATCAAAAACTGCAGTAGCAGTTCCATTATTTGTAGTGGTTCCTGTGGATTCTGTTGCATCTTGCTGAATAACAAAAGCATTGGTACTTGTTATTGATTTTATTTCAAAACTTCGATTAAATTGTTCTGCTGTAAAACTTGTGCCTGATAATCCTGTAGTGCCTGAGAAAGTAACAATATCTCCTACATTGGCTCCATGACTTGTAATATTAACAGTCACATTAGCTGAACCATTTGTTGTTGCAAAAATATTAGCTACAGAAGAATTAGTTTGTCTTACAGGTGTGATGTCATACAAAATACTGTTAGCATAAATGTATAATTTTTTATCTGTACCGAGAGCCGCTAATCGTGTGCCATCTAGTGAAACCCAATGATGAGCATCACGAGCCACACCAATTAACTTATTGTCTGTAGTCTTTTGCCAACCACCTATTTTTTCAGGGAGACCATAACGAAAACGAATATTATCGCAATCCGTGTAACCATTAGCTACACCTAGACTACTTGTTTGTTTCTGTATTCCCGGTTTGAGTTGTATTTTTGTTAATGTCATCAGCTAAACTAAACATGGATCCAACATGACCACTAAAATGCATACTACCATGATGCTGTAATGGCGAAGCGATATCCGCCCATATCTTACCACCGATCTTAGACCATAGTCTAGAAAAATAATAGTCTTCACTGAGGTATCTTTCACTCTCATCCCAAGGTAATTTACCGACACCAAAGAGATCATAGCAGTTATCAGAACGCCAAATTTGACCATTAACAATTTGATCAGATTTGTATTTACGTTCAGGATAAGCCTTTCTCATTTTAGAAAATACATCTCTTTTAATCAGCATCATACCTGTTGCTGCTTCCATAACTTCACAAAATCCACCTTGTAATTTAATGCTTTGTGTGTTTTCAAAATTCAAGTTATAACCTAAAGCTTTATATTGTAATTGTTCTTCTGGAAGATCAGGATTTTTTATCAGTGCATCTTTGACTTGATTCCAATGAATACATTTACGAGGATAAATACCACAAGCAATATCTTTGTCTGCTCTAATTAGTCGTTCAATATTCATCGGTTGAAAACCGATATCAGCATCAATAAATAAAAGATGTGTGCCTATATAATTTTGATCATCTAAAAACATAGAGACAATAGTATTTCTTGCTCGAGTAATTAATGACTCATTACCCATCGTTTGTAGTTTCATACCTACATCAGACTTTGCTGTCCAGTTTTGTAGCCCTAATACACCATGTAGTGTATTTTCACTAAGCATCCCACCGTACATGGGCATACCTAAATATAGTTTTATATTATGATCTTTAAGATCGCCTTCTATCATTATTATTCACCTTTCTTAATTAACTCGTAAAAATCTAAATTTAATTTCGCCTGCGCCTCCAGAACCACCTGCTGTAGAGAAACCTCCAGGAACTTGTGCTCCACCACCACCTGCGCCTGATCCTCGTGAACCACTACCGCCACTAGATCCAGCACTTGTATCGCCTGCTACACCTCCAGCAATATTACCTGCATAAGAAGAGCCCCCTGCACCTCCATCAATTTGACAGTTGTCACCACTACAATTTCCGGGATTTGTTCCTGCGGTACCATTACCTGATTGATTAAAAGTACCCACTGGTCCGTCGTCCAAGGTTGTTGCTGTGCCAAACGTGACTGATGAACCATCAGACTCTCGAAAACTTCCTGAAGTAAGAGGTGTTGCATTGACTGTTGCTGTTCCTGCAACAGAAGGATTATTAGTACGTAAAGGTCCTTGAACACCACCATTGACGCCAGAACCACCTGTACCACCTGTTAAAGTAAAAATAGCTCCTGTTGTAGCTCCTGATAAAACAGTGCTACCACCGTTACCAGCAGTTGTATTGTAAGCAGATCCTGAAGAAGCAGCACCTGCCGCTCCTATTG